GGAACGAAACATTAATACCATCTATAAACGCAATCGTAGAAATAGGACATATTTGCAAAGCGTTTGATGAGGAAGGCGAATGTACAGACCTATCGACTATGTATAGCGTTGATATGTTATTGAATGAAGATGTGGAAAGTTTAGAGGATTATGAGGTTTATCCTGATCCTGATAACGTGGCACACTATTTTTCAGGAGATGAATCTTTGTACATTAAGTCTTATTGTTTAGTGCTAGAACATAGTGAAAGTCCTTTTTGCGTGATTCCTGAAACGGATGAAGAAGAATGAAAACTTATTTGACATCCATATTGAAAGTCATCATACTATTTTTTGCACCAATAAAACCGCTTATTATTTTAATTAGTTTAAGCACCATTATTGACACTGCATTTGGCATTTGGAAAGCCAAAAAATTAAACGAAAAAATCACTTCAAAAATATTTAGGAATGGACTTGTACCAAAACTAATTTCATACATCACAACAATTATGATGGTGTATGGTTCTGATGTGTTTATCATTAACGAATTAACAATGAGTATTGTCGATGTGGAATATCTTGCAACTAAAATCACTGCATTAACTTTAATAAGCATTGAAGTAAAGTCAATGGATGAATCATTTATTGCAGTCAAAGGATATTCGTTTATTGATAAATTCAAACAAATGATTTCCAAGATCAAGGATGTTAAAAAACAACTATGAGGGCAATCCATAAGATAATCATTCATTGCACTGCAACACGTGAAGGGGATGACATCAGCGTTGATACAATACGAAGATGGCACTTGAATCGTGGGTGGTCTGACATTGGTTATCATTATGTGATTGATATAAAGGGCAACATAAATGCTGGTCGACCAATTGAATTGATTGGAGCACATTGTAAAGGGCAAAACAAATATTCAATTGGAATTGCATATGTTGGTGGTGTGGAAGCTGATGGCAAAACACCAAAAGACACAAGAACAAAAGCACAAAAGGATTCAATAATTCGACTTGTAAAAAAGTTAAAAGGTTGTTATCCTGATGTGACAATACATGGACACAATGAGTTTTCAAACAAAGCGTGTCCATCATATAATGTACAAAATGAAAAGGATTTATTCGGATGAATGGATTGACATTTTTAATAAGTATCCACAATTTGATAATGAACAAAGAGTTCAATATTACAAACGTGTTGGTGATTTAACTGGCAAAGCTCCAGCAAGTGTAAAAAAATACTTCTTAAATTTAAAATCCAAGATTGACACATATTGTGAAACGGCTGGTTTGCCTACTCACAATGTAAAACATGGTTGGGTTAAAACCAAAGATACAAGTTTATTTTTTAAGAATCCTGACTTTGAAGGTGCAGTTGATTATGATAAAATTCGTGAACAACTAATCAATGACTTAAAAGATTATGCACCAACATATCCACCACTGACAAGGACCAAAATCCAAGATGGTCATTTGCTGGTTGTTGATCCAGCTGATGTTCACATTGGCAAACTTTGTGAAGCATTTGAAACTGGTGAGGACTACAACACTAACATTGCAGTTCAACGTGTGAAGGAAGGTGTGCAAGGTATCATTGACAAATCACGTGGTTATAATATAGACCAAATACTTTTCATTGGTGGGAACGATATACTTCACATCGATAGCCCCAAAAGAACCACGAGTGCGGGTACTCCACAAGATACGGATGGAATGTTCTATTCAAACTTTTTAAAAGCAAAACAAGTTTATGTTGATGTTCTTGAGATGTTGCTTCCATTGGCTGATGTACACTTCACATTTAATCCATCAAACCATGACTATCAAAGTGGTTTCTTTTTAGCGGATGTAATTCAAAGCTGGTTCAGGAATAATAAGAACATGACCTTTGATTGTTCGATTGCACATCGAAAGTATTTTCAGTATGGTCAAAATGTTATAGGCACAACACATGGTGATGGTGCAAAGATGAATGACCTTCCATTGCTCATGGCAGTTGAAGCAAAAGAATATTGGGCAAACACAAAGCACAGATACATTTATACGCATCACGTGCATCATAAGACAAGCAAAGATTATCAGGGTATCACAATTGAATCATTGCGTTCACCAAGTGGAACGGATTCATGGCATCATCGGAATGGATACCAGCATTCACCAAAAGCAATTGAAGGATTTCTGCACCACAAAGATCATGGTCAGGTGGCAAGGTTTACGCATTTATTTTAGGATAATCTGTAAAGCAATAACACCAATTGCAATGATTAGTGATTGGCGTGAACGTTTAAGTTTGTGTTGTTGCCTTTGGTTGCTTGTCAGTACAACATCATAACGTTCATTAAGGTCATTTAAAGCGTGTTGAGTGCGTTTAAGGTTTGTTTGTGTACTATCTATTAACTGGGTATATTTAAATTCCTTAAACGCGTTTATTTTAGCTTGTTCCAATAAAGAATCTTTTTGAAGCAGTTCAACATAAATATCATCCATTTGATGCAAGGTAATAGCAACCAAAGTATCACCAGTTTTTTCATCTATTAATGCGGTTTGAGAATAAGCGAATGCGTTCAGAAGAAGGAAGTATGTGATAATTAGAAATTTCTTTTTCATAATATATTTTGATTGTATCTTGTTGTTTTTGTAAACTATCCAATTGTAAATAAATAGTATCGGTATTTGTTAGGATAGGCTGTTGTATTATTTCTTGTTTATTGCGTGTTAAATCGTTGATCATTAATAATGCAACTATTAATGCAAATCCAAGTGTTAGAATGTAGTATTTCATAATTGTTGTTTTACTTTATGCCAATAGGCAAGTGTTTGTGGTTTCTTGTGTCCATTTGGTCCACCATTCCAAACACGTGCAATGCGTTCAGGTGTTCCGTTTGGTGAATAGTATTCTTGTATTATATAAAATATTTCAATGGATTTTGTTTTGTTCCATCGATCATTTAAGGTGTATTGTTTGCGTTTTAAAATACGATTCACATCGTTTATCATTATTGGTCTTATCTGCAAAACACCACAAGCATCTTCGCGTTTGTTCCAAGCCTTTGGATTGTTGCGTGATTCAACATAAATGATTGCATCGACTAACGTGTTACTCCTTACCACACCATCAGGTGATGATGTGGGTTGGAATAAATAAATAAACAATAAATGAAAAATCACAGATTCACAATATTTTCTTCAGTTATACTATCCATTAACTTGCCAAAATTAGTAACCAGTTTATCATGGATTTCATTCTTGGTATCTTGTTTTTCAAGCAAGTCACAAGCATCCACAACAAAGGTTTCAAGGGTACGTGATACACGTTTAATATCACGTTGAACTTTCACACCTTGTATTTCAACATCATCCAGCAATGGAATCATTTCAAGTGATAGCAAGTATAATTTAATTAATGGGTTCATCTTAAAAACTGGATGCGGTTTGGTACTTTAAACACAGAACACATTTGAATGTGATCTTCGAACAATGGTTTATCATACTCACACCAACTTTCATAACTTTTTAAAGCGTGTATAATTGTTGAGTGGTCACGAAATCCCATAATTTTACCAATGGTTGCAAGTTTAAGGTTTAATATATTACGCAAAAAATAAATTGTTGTGTAACGTGGTCGAATGATTTCTTGTTTACGTGTCTTTGACAAGATAATTTCTTGCATATCGTTTGCAGTCAATTGACCATACAACACTTTGATAATTGATTTCTTTGAATAATACTTTGCAACCTGATATTTGATTGCATCAGGTGTTGTGTAGTCAGACAATTGTTTGTTGATTTCGTAAACATCAAAGGCTGGTATTAAATAGGGGTGTATGTTTTTCATTTTGTTATAAGTGAATCTTTTGCGTATGTTAATTTTGGAACTGGAATCTGCTCACCATTCTCATCAATATAATTTGCACCATGCTTCATTGCTGCAAGTGCTTGTTTAGATTGCATTTCAAAGTTCTTCAGTTCTTGGTGCATCATTTGCCATTGTTCAATATGCTTGAAGTCATAGCGTGTTGCTCCATTTCTTCGTTCAAATTTAATTCCATGCAGTTCAAAGGACTTGCCGTATTTTTCTGATTCCTCCAATGCAATGGGTTCAATGTCCTTAATTGCTTGGTCAATCTCACGTTTGTATTCTTTGAGTTCTGCATATGCAATCAGGGGATCGGTCATCCCCTGAATTACATTGTTTGCTATATCGTTAAAATGGGAGGTTTTCATTGCTATCTTGATTTAACGATTGGTATTCTTTTGACATCATTATTTTTTCCTTAATAAAGTCAGGAAAGGAATCAAATAATTCTTGCTTAAAATCTGAATATGTAAACTCTTGCCGTTCATTGACTTGATCAGGACAATCCATTCCTTTTGGAAGCATTGATACACTTGCAATGTTTGCATATGTTTTCCCATTGCCTGATGTTTTGTGCGTGATTGATAAAAGACAAGGCACACCAAGTAAATTGGTCACATCAAATGAACTTGCTTCTTTGTCAGTAAATGATTTACCACGCCATGATTCTAAAAATGCTCGAAGGGTTGACTTCTCATGCAAGGATAGTGTGAACTCCTTTGCAATCACACGAGGTTGTTCACCACGTTCTTCATTAAATGTCATTGTTTCAGTTGGTAGTTCCCAAGTGATGCGGACTTTGTTTCGTTCTTTGGTTTCACCATTGAATGTTTCTTCAATAGTTCCAATGTGGATCATTGAATAACATCTTGCTGGATATGATCCGGCTGGAATGATTTCAATGCTTTTCTTACTTTGGTTTGTTGTTGCTAAAATTGCCATGTTTATATAAATTTAATGTATTTTGTTTCGTGAAAATAATCAATCAATGACATATGAAATGACTTTGCATTGCTTATTGCTTGTGCAAGTAGTTCAAGTATTGCATCGTGATTGTTATATGTTATGTTTCGTTTTCCTTCAAGTACACTGTTAAGTGTGTGGATTGATATGTTGTGTTTCTCTGCAATCTTTATTCGTTCAGGAACAGTTGTGCAACACTTCAAAATATCTTTGAGTTCGTTTGATATTGTGTTTTGAAATTTCATTTAAGTTTTTCCAATATGGTTTGATATTCTCTAATTTTTGATTCTATTCTTAATGCTGGAGAATAATGTTCTTCGTCATCATTATAATATTCAACGTGCATTTTTTGCAGTTCATCAAGTTTATCATAAACTAATAAACGAAGTTGTGATTTTTCATATTCTGTCATAGTAATATTCTAAAAGTGAAACAATGCCAATGACAAAGAAAATTGTTGCAATGACTGAATAATTAAGGGCAAACAATACCAAGCTGAATGGTAGGTATGTTGCGAAGTAGATAATAATGTTTTTTTT